CCTGGTAGCGGCTGGCAATAGAGGCCGCCGTGCTGTCCCACAGCTGGGGAGCAAGCGTGTGCAGGATAACCTCCGCCCTCATGGCCAAGGCCGTGGTCGTCCGGGCCTCACCCATCCAGCCAAGGATCCGCAGGAACGCCTCCGCCCCTGCCGTGTAGGTTTGCGGCAACGGCTCGATTTCATCGATCGGGTGGGCGCAGTAGCTGGCCTCCATCCAGTCCGAGGCATCGCGTGGTGTATGTGTATTCATTTGATTAGTATTAACCCTCCGCAGTCCCTGTTTTTTTGTCTGAGGGACAAGTTTTGAGGACAGACAGACAAATTACCCCTTAAAGGGGGTAATTTGACTGTTACCTGTCCGCCTATTTTGTCTGTACCGACATTTGTAATTTGTCTGTTCATCAAAACGGGTCACTTTCTTTAGTTTTTAATGAATAAAGGTCTCCCTCTTTGGCCAGCACATCCTCGGCCACTGCGGCCTTTAAATACCGCTCAATCGTCTTCTCCGACTTGTCCAGCTTGTGGCCAAAATAGGCCACCAAATCGTTGTACCTGGCAGGCCATTTTTTGTAAGTCGTCCAATCCACCTCGGCCGGCTTGGGCCCACGTTTTGCCTTCTCCGGCTCCCCAGACTCGATCCAGGCCAGCCCGTGGTCGGAATGGCGGATAAACACCGACGGGTGCACGGACGGCTTTGTGGCGGCGATTTCGCCCTGTTTATGCGTCTGCTCCAGACAACTGCGCTTCCCCCTTTTGCTGACCTCTAGGCGATACACGTCCTGCCCTTCCTCGTTTTGGCCGGCTGGGGCCAGCGTGAGGACTGCCCGGGCCCAGTTGGTAAGCTCGCTCGATCCAAACCCGCTGTAGGCCTTGTCGTGCCCTTGGTAGCTTGTCCCGTCCCGCATCGGCTTGGGCGTGTGGTGAATCAGCATCCACGCAAACCCTGCTGAAAGGGCCAATGGGTTTAGCAGGTTGCGGAGGAAGGTGCTGGCCGTCTCTTGGCTGGATAGGTCGCCGCCAATAAAGGCCAGCAGCGGATCCGCCCAGGTCAGGTGCGGCTTGTGCTTGTCGACCAAACGCCTGACCCGGTCGACAAACTTCTCTCCCGTTGAACTGCAGTCGCGCACAATCACCACGTTTCTCATCACGATCGCAATTTCCTCCGGCGTCAGGTTCATGGCCTTAATGACACCCTGAACGGCTTCAGCTACGTCCCCCTCGTCGTTCTCGGCCTGAATGATCAGGCTTTTAAGGCCGTCACCATGCGGCCGGATCCCAAAAAACGACCGGCCCAGCGCCCAGCAAATGGCGGCCTGAAGACATAGAACCGATTTCCCCAACCCACTCGACCCCACCCACAGGGCCGACCCGCCCCGGCAGATCCACCGCTTGCCCAACAGAACCGTCTCGTCGTTCTCCTCCTTAAAATTGATCAGCCGCTCCCAGCTCAGCGGTTCCGGGATGTCCCCGTAGATCGTCCACTCCTTCCACTCCAAAAACGTCCTGGTCGGCGCGCCGCACTCGACCAGCTCCTGCTTCTGGCCGGTCATCGTGCGCAAAGCGCCTGGCAGGCGCGAGAGCCGCCCCGGATCCTTGTTGGCCTCGTCCGGCTTGGCGTGAGCCAGGTGTTTGTAGATAAAATTTACCCTCTCCTTAAACTCGGCCTCGCTTTCCGCGTCCACCTTCACCCACGCGTGCAGGCTGCGCCCGCCCGAGCGGATGATGCAGGTCGTCGGCAGCCCGGCCTTTTTAATGATCGCCCACTGCTCGTCCAGCGTGCTTTCGTCGAACTCGACCAGGCAATGCCGCCACTTGCTGATGTCCTTGGCCTGACGACTGCTGGTCTTGGTCGGGTTGATCGACACGTACACGCCCGGCGCGCTTCCCTGCCACTCGGCCAGCCCGCCGTCCTTAAACAGCTCCAGCCATTCCTCCCGGGTGCGGGTTTCCCCGGCCCCGTCCGGCCGCTCCCGCTCGCCGTCATACAGGGCCCGAGCGATGTTGATGCGGTCGCCTAGTTCGAACGCCGCCTCCAAAAACTTGGTCACGGGCGTCTCCTCGACGGACTTGGGCATCGCCGGCACCGCCGGTCCGTCCCGCAGGATGGTCAGGTTGTGCAGCCGGTACTTGCTCGCCGGCACCCACGGCTCCCGGCCCGGGCGGCTGTAGGCGCTTTTGACGGCCGACAACGCCTCGCGCTGCGACAGCCCGACCTTAAACGCCCAGCTCTCCGCTTCCGTTTCCGCAGCCTCGTAGGCCAGCCCTTGGTCACGAAACTGGCAGGCCAGCTTGAACAGCTGCGTGTTGCGCGTGCCCTCCTCCGCGCCGTTGTCGTAAATGGCCTGCACGGCCGGCGGCAACGGCACACTCATGCCCTGCCCTTGGTCTTTAGGTCGCGCTCCTGGTATTTCTCCGCACGCTTAAGCAACTCCTTGATCACCACGTGCCCCAGCTCAAAACATTCCAAGGCCCTTTGTAGTTTCCAGTGCAGGCCGATCGCCATGTCGCCCTTCATCGCCTCGCGCAGCTTGGCAATGCCACGGCGCTGGCAGTCGTCGGTGCAGCGGATGCGTTTTACGCTCATACCCACTGCCCTATCCCGTACCGGCCCCGGTTGGCCTTGATCTGCTCCAGCACGCCGGCCCACTCCTCCGGCGTCCAGGAGGCGATGATGCGGGCATCCCAAAATTTGATGAGTTGAGGGAGGGTCACAGCACCGGCTCCGGCATCGGGCCCGTCAGCTTCCACTTGTAGGTGCTTTTGTCGTATGCAATCGGGTAGCCCATGAAGTCCCGCAGCAAGTCGATGTCTCGGCTGACGGTTTTGTAGCTGACCTCAAACTCCTGCGCCACTTTCTCGCAGCTGGGCAGCTCGCCGTTCTTCCGCAACAGCTCCGCCATCCACCGACACCGGCGCATGACGGGCCGCGTCTTGCAGGTCTCCTCGCGTTTCTTAAGGCTGATGCGCTTCACAGCCCGCCCTCTCCCCGGATCCGGTCGATCAAATCGTTCTCGCGGGTCTCGGCCGCCACCAGCGCCTCACGGGCCTCCTTGAGCTGGCGCTCCAAGGATCGGCAGCGGTCTGCTAGTTGGCGGGCGATTGATTGGTCGGGCAGGACCATGTATTCCGCGGGCACCTCGCTCATTTGCCTGCCCTCGGATCGTACTTCTTGATCTTCCGCCACAGCGTGCAGCAGGCTCGGAACGCCTCGAAGGCGTCCCCGACCTCGTCGGCCGTGTAAAGTTTTTCATCCAGCGCCCCGGTCTTGCGGTCGATAAAGACGTTCCGCGCCGGCAACGCCTCGCCTGCCCAGGCAAACGAATAGGCGGCGAGCTGAAGCAGCTCCTTGTAGTCCGTCCACACCTTGTGCTCCTCGTCGGCCGTGGCGAAGCCGGGCATTTCGGGATGAAACGGCGCGACCTTGGTAAAGTTTTTGGATTTGAAATCAATGATCTCCGTCTGGCCGTCGATCTTGGCGATCAGATCGCACCGGCCCGCGTAGCCATCCCCGTCATGCACCACGACCTCCTCCGACAGCACCACCTCGTCCAGGCACCGAGACCAGCAGGTCAGGCTTTTAAGGTGGGCCCGAAGCGTGTCGTCCATGTCCTTGGCCAGCGGGGCCTCGCCCCGGATCACCTGCTCGGCCAGCTCGTGGATCCGCGTGCCCACGTCCGCCATGCCGGACAGCTCGGCCTTGTTGGTCTCATGCACCCGGCGGGCGTAGTCGTGCAGCTCCTCGCCGTCCTTGCGGGGCAAGGTCAGCGTCTGCGCGATGGCCGCGTCCACCTTGTGGCGGGTAAGCGCCTCGCTCTCCATGATCTTAAGGATCGTCGTGACGCTGGGGAACGCGCCCGCCTTGCGGGCCTGACGCAGATCGCCGTGGCACGGCTCCCCGGTGGAAAGGTAGTAGTGCGCCGACTCGATGTCGTATTTGACGACAAGGTTGCCCACGGTCTTAGGCTTTCCAGCTGCGCAGCGCCGGCACGGCCATGGCAAACAGGGCCACAACAAATACGGGAATGGCGATTCGGATGATGGTTTCAGTCATGTTTTTCTTTCCGAGGAAACCGGCGGCAGTTGGGGGAACTGCCGCCGGCCCCTCTTGTTGGTTTTGTTGCTCGGTTCTCCGAAGGATTAGAACGGGATGTTGTTGCCGTCCGCGTCGGTGGTGGTGTTGCGGGTGGAAGCAGCCACGGCCAGCGCCGGCTTGGGCTCGCGGTCCTTGAAGCGGACAAAGTCCGGGTCGACCTTGAGCTTCGCCTTGCCGGCCTTCAGCACGCTCTGCACGTTGGCGTACACCTGCCCGTCCCGCTCGTTGTGGGTCACGACGATCTGGCAGTTTTGCCCGATCAGTTTTTCCAGATCGAAGTTGTCCGGAGGCGGCTTGCCGAACCAAGATTTCAAGTCCTTGGCCAAGCTGCTTTTTTCGTGAAGCGTTAGTCCGTACCGACGCCCGATCGAGTATGGGCGGCCGTCCTCCATTTTGCTTCCGAGCTGCCAGACCAGCCGCACCTTGTGCTGGGATTTCGTTTCCCCCTGCCAGGTCGTTTCAACGATCCCTAGGTCGGCGACGTCGCAGCAGACTGCGTCATGCACGCCCTCCGGGGCGGGGGTGTAAGTTCCATTGCTGTTGGGTTTTGTTGCTATGATTGCCACTGTTTGTTCCTCCTTTTGGTTTCCTCTTTTCGGTCCGACTACTCGTCGTCCACGAAATCGTTGTTTGTGTGCGGGTAGCGGGCTTGGATTTGGTCCCGTTCCGGTTCGATCCAGCCCACCTCATGCGCACGGGCCAGTTCCTTGGTGCGGTCGCTGTGCTGCAATTCCGCCAGCACCACCCGCTCGGCGCTCACGCGACGGGCACGTTCCAACGCCAGCTCATAGTGCAGAAATTCCGGGGTCGGGGTCATGCCCGCTCCTTAATTTTTTTCCAGAACCACTCAACCGCCTGCCGGATGTTCTCGAGCGTCAGGCATTTCGTCGTAAAGTGGATCACGTTCCAGCCGCTGTAGGCCGCCAGCCTTCCTTTTTCCGCATCCCTGACCTGACCCATGCCCCGGCTGTGCCGGCCACCGACAAACACCCCGCCGTCCAGCTCTATGGCGGCCTTAAAGCCGTTGATCGCTTGGTGAGCGTAATCAAACCGGAACCGCCGGCCCGGATAAAACGTCACTTCTTTGGTAAGCGCCGGGCCTTTATGCAAGGCCCATAGCCGCTCGAACTGGCTGGCCAGCTTGCTCACTGGTCGATGCCTCCGGTGTGCCACTCGCCCTTGATCTCCAGCGGCTGCCGGTCGATTGATTCCAAGCAGCGCACCTTGGCGGCCAGTCCTGCAATCACCTCGTTCAGCCGGCCAACGTCGTCCCGCAGTCTTTTGGTTTCCGATTGCAGGCCAACGATCGCCATGGTCATGGAAAACTCGGCCGTGCCTATGCTTTTGGATTGCGGCGGCAATGCTCCTTCTGCCTCCAAATCCCGGACCGCCGCGCTCATGCCTCCTCCGTTGCCGTCAGGCCGGCCTGTTCGACCAGCTTGGTGGACGGCTTGCCCATTCGGCGCTTAAGCAGGTGAGCCACCAAATCCTCCAGCCGGCTGACCCGGTCCTGTAGATCCACGACCGCGTAAGCGTGGGTCATGTGGTTCATTTCCACCTTGGGCGCCTGCGGATCCAGAATGACCGGCCTCATTGCGCCGCCTCGTCTTTGCACTTCTTGATAAACCAGGCGACAAAGCTGATGCAGAACACCAGCAGCCCCCAGGCCGCTCCCACGATCAGCGCCCAGCCGGTCAGGACGGCCACCATCTTGGCGATATCCAAAAAATCGGAGGGCGTCACAGAGGCCTCCGGATCCACGCGGTTTTCGCTGCGGCGAGCCCGCGGATCAACTCCATCACCTCGCGAGCCTTTTTCGCCTCGTCGCAGGTTTGCTGTGTTACGCCGGTGTTACGTTTTTTCTGTAACTCACTATCACTTCGGCGATGGCAGTGGAGGGATTTGAACCCCCGATCATTCAGAAAACTGTTGTTTTGTTTTATTAACTGCATCGATTTCTCCTATTTTTGTTGCGTTTTTGGGCGATTTGTTACGCTTGTATCATGGCGTCGATTTTCACCCGCAACGACAGCCCGCACTATTGGCTGAGATTCAAATCCCCGCAGGGCACGTGGAAGGCCAAGGCCACCACGTGGATGGCCGGCAATCCCCTTCACCGGGCCAAAGCCATCGAGGAGGCCGCCCGCATATCGGTCAACGAAAGGCGCCCCAAAATCAAAGACGACTGGATCCTGCCCTTTATCCTGTCCTACCAGGCCAACCTCAAAACCATCATTCACTACCGCAACTCCTGGCGCTGGCTGGAGCTTTACCTGGTTCACCGCGGCATCACGGCGGAACAGTTTTCCCCCGCTGAGGCCGAGGCCTACATCAGCTGGCGTACCCAGCCGACCCGCCGCGTCTCCGGCCGCGCCGTCCACCGCAACCAAGCCCTGCGGGACATCAAGATCATGAAATGGATTCACCGCCACGGCCGGCTCCTCGGCCACTGGCAGATGCGCGACCTGGACGACTACCGCCTCCGCTACGCCCCCAACAAGCGTATCAAGCCCCCCTTTACCGACGAGCAGATCGCCCGCACCCGCCAAGCCATGGCCCACATGCCGCCGGCCCAGCAATGGATGCGCGTGGCCTTTGAAATCGGCCTGGCCACCGGATGCCGCCTGTCCGAAACCCAGATCCCCATGCACTGCATCGACCTGACGGCCGGCACCATCACCTTCCCCACACCCAAAGGCGGACCTGCCAAGGCCTTTACCATCCCCATTCCCAAAGCCCTGATCCCCATGCTGACCGCCATGAAAAAGGCCGGCCTGCGCCAGACCTGCACCCTGCCGCCCTGCGCCAGCCGGGAGTTCCGCGTGCTGTTTAATCGGCTGGGGCTGTATTTGCACTGCTTTCATTCCCTGAGGGTTACCCGTGCATCAAACCTGCGCCGGGCAGGAGTGCCGTTAGGTGCGGCCATGCGGCTGCTAAATCACGGTTCAGAACTGATCCATGAGACTTACGTCCGGCACGACGTGGCCGATCTGCGGGCGTGGATTGATTTTGGGCAACCACCTCCCGCCGCCAACGGTCAAAATCCTCCGGCATCACCAGCCCCAACACGCTGGGGAAACCGACCTGCCGGCTTATCGCCAACATCTTCCCGTAAGAATACCCGTATGCGGCCGCCAGCTCCCGCAGGTTCATCGCTTGGTTAAACCCGCGCTTTACGCGGGCCGCTTCTAGGTACCTCTCGGGGGTCATGGCGCGTCGTTAGCCTCCTGGATCAGCTGCGCAACGAGCTGCGACAAGCTCAGGTTTTTTTTCTCCGCCAGCTCCCGGCCGAGCTTTTTAATGCGCACGGGCAGATACAAATTCGTCACCTCCGCGCCGCTGTTCTTCGAGGAGGATTTGACCGGCATGTGCGTGTCATATGCGCATGAAACACGCATTGCAAGAAAAAAGTTGCCTTCACCCAAACTTTTTTTCTGGCGCGGATTTGACGTGCGCATCATTTGCGCATAGAAGGCTGTGCATGGGCAAAGAAGCCACCAACCTGACCCTGCCCGCCGAGGTCAAAAAGAAAGGCATGGCGCTGGCCAAAAAAGCCGGCATGTCCCTTTCGACCTACGTGGCCCAGCTGCTGATTAAGGAGGCGGCCCGCGAACAGGGTTTTATTACCGAGAGCCCTGCATTGTATGCGGCAGGACGGTTACAGGGAAAAACTAGGACAAAAAGGC